ATTTTAGCTCCTTCATATATAACCTCTATAGTCCTTGCTGTTTTTTTAAATCTAGCTTTTTGGTCTTTAGGGGGGTTAAATTTATCATCTTTTTTAATTGCTTTATCAGCACCTGTAGACGTTTCTTTTATTTTATGTACTTGATCTTTATATGTTTTATATTCATAATAAAGAACCTGAGCATAAGCATTATCTTCTATATCAGCTGTTGCATAAGATTTATTATAACGCTTTACATTAGTACCCTGACCATCCACATATTTTTTTATATCCTCATCTGTTAAATTTGGATATTGTTTTTTAAGATCTACAAGTGATACTTTTCTTATTTCACCAATATAATATATATCATCAAAATATGGTGATTCAGTATATGAATGAACTAAATCAGCAGGATCTACATATTTTATATTTATACCTTCAGATGTGGTATATTCATTTTTAATAGCGCCCATCCCAACAACTGCTATATCATAATCAATTCTTTTCTTTAATAAATCATATTTATTATGATCAAAAACATTATTTATAGCCTCTTCTTCAGCTATTTCTACCGAATCTTTGTAGTCTAATTGCATATGCAATTCTAATTCTTCTTCATCCTCTGGTAAATCAATTGGATCATTTTCATATAAATCAATACCAAATTGTTCAATTATACTGTCTTTAAATTCAGCTAATCTCATATCTTTTAATATAGATTCTACATATTTTGTTCTTTTTGTAATTGAAGCAGGATCTTGTGAATAAGCTTTTATATCATATGTTCTTTCTGCAATACCATTAACTACTATATCTATGAATTTAGGAATTATAGGAACAGGTTTCCAATCTATATTTAAATATGATAAATCACCATTTATAGATAATTCATCTTTATATTTTTGAATTGACTGTTCACCCCTAGCATATAATCTTAAACGGTGAAAATTATCTCTATTAGCATAGTACTTATTTGCACCAGAATCTCTTTTAAACCATTCGGATTCTATTGCCTTTGCGATCTCTAAACCATATGATTCGCTTGCTTTTTCAGCATTTGAAACTGCTTGGCTTGGGAATATCCCTAGTGGTGTTTTATCCATTTATTTTATTATTTTTGAAAAACTTCCTTGATTATTATATTTTTTAAATCCAAAGTCTAACACTTTAGTTGTTCTTAAGTTTTTTGGATGATACAAATGTCTGTTACATGCTATTATCGCAAGACCTGAACTTATAGTTGCATCAAATTTTGTTCTATTTGTTATATTAAATTTAGACCAATCATTCAAAGTCTTATTAAAGTATATATTTCCATAATCTCCATTCTCTTGTAATCCTACATATTTATCTATATAAGATTCTATTGCCGCAGCATGTGCTTGTTTAATATCTTCAGATGAATTAGGTATTCCACCCACTTCTCTTTCTGCTACAGATAATTTATTAGCTGTTTTATCTGGTCTATTCATTGAATAACCCCTATAACCTCTTCTTTTAATATAATATAAAAGTCTAGGTTTATTATTCTCAGCTAATAGTGGCATTCCATAAAACACTAATGCCATAAGCACATCTTCAAAAAATATATCTGCGGTTTGTGGTCTAGCTATATATTCTAAAAAGAATGTATTTGAAGGAGCGTCTTCCATACTAAATTTTGTTAATCCATGTAAAGCTCCTTTAGACCCTTGACCATCTGTTGTTCCTGATATATCATATGAGTCACAACCAAAAGCACCTATGTGCTCATTTCCTGGGTGTTTCCTACCATTTTTAAGTATTACACGATTTTGTAAATTTAAATTTGGAACCCAAGATATATTAAATCTTCCTTTTAAATCCGGTGTAAAAATTACTCTTGAATCTTTTACTCCATTTTCCCATTGGAAGTTACCCTTTGAAATAAATCCAGAGGATTTTGCATTATCATTATAATCTATTTGTTCGTATATTTTTTGTAAATTAAATATACTATTTTTTGTTTCGTCCCTAAAAGCGTGTTCTTCTGTTCTAGGGAACTGTCTATAAAACTCATTAAGTGCATCTGGATCATCTTTAAGACCATCTGCTTCATTTTCCCAATGTTCTATGACTCCAATATCGATTTTATCTCCATAAGGTCCTGTAGCTGCTTCCCTCGGTGTTTCGAAAACAGGTAATCCATAAGAATCAATGAATCCTTCGTAGTTCCATTCCATAGGTATGAACAAACTATATAATCCCGAGCTAGTCTGTCCATTTCGGTTTCTTTTTGTAACGTCTGAGGCATAATATAATTTTTTAAAGTTATCTCCACCTTTATCTAAGGCATTTGAAGTAGATCCCATCATACATTTACCTATTATTCTACTTCCTAGTCTCAGCGTTGTTTTAGTAACACGCCAGTTATTTAATATATTATCAGGTCTTTCCCATTTACCAGATTCATCGTGAACAAGTAATTTTAACTTTTCACCATCATATGAGTTGTCACCTGTATTTTTCCAATCAATAGTTGTATCTAATCCTTCAAGTATTTCCCTTTTGCTATTTTGGGTAATTGATTTTCTTGTAAGTTTAGATGCTGGTACTCTATAAGCCAGTTCGGTTTTTGGTCGGTCCATTCCATCTTGAATTGGTTTAAAGAAAAATGGGTAATGGGTTGATATAGGTACAACTTTGTCGGTAAACATTTTTTTTGCATCTGCACCAGTCTTTGATAATATTCCAAATCTACTATCTGATGAGATGGTAGCTTGGTTAACTGTTTCAGACGATGACATAAAGCTAAATCCAGACCGTCTATTTTTGAGGTAACAAATTCCGTAGCATCTCGTATCTGCCTTACATGCTTCCCAGTAAATAAAGAATAATCTATTTGCTTCCCTAAATTCTGGTCTCCCAACATCAATCTTGGACCACTGCAGGTACATATAATGAGTGCCAGTAATATAAGTATCGTTGCCTTTATTGTTAAACCAAAACCCTTCATCACGGCTGGTAAATTCTTTATCAATGTATGCATACCACTTTTCTTTAAAATCTCTTGGATAAGTTTCCCAATCAAATATTGTTCGAATTCTTTTAAATTCTATTGGAAGATCTGACGCAGTCCACTTATCGTGTTTGCTATACACATCTTCTGCAAGTGGTAAAGCAATTTTAAGATTTTGTATTTCATATATTTCTCCTATTTTACCTGTCTTACTTATTACAATTACATCATGTTCTTTATTATAACCATATTTCCATGACTTAGATTTATTAAGTCTATGTATTGTAGTCCTTTTTATAGGTTCAATAACCTTATATAAAGTTTGCTCGTAAGCCATTATTTAGATCTTTTTTCAGCGAATCCACCAAAAGATTCTTTTTTATCTTCTATAGGTTTATTATCTAAAAGATTTTTTTCATTTTCAATTCTAGTAAGAATTTCAAAAGCATCAAATATTGCTAACTTTTTTGTAGCAGCTGCATTTTTTAATCTATCAGCAGAAACATCATCCTCTGTTTGTACTATAGATTCTTCTGCAACTTTTACAAGTTCGTCTACAGCTTTATAACCAGCTTGGATTATATTCTTTTTCTTTTCCTTTATATTCATATTTAATTGAAATTTCTTTTGTCATTACCCTGTATAATCTTTCATCATTTATTGTGAATTCATATTCACTCCACGGGGTAAAACCTATTTTGTCTCCTACTTTTATAAAGTTACTATCGTCTTTATACTTTATAATACCTTGTAAAGATTTTTCTTTATCAAATGAATATTTATCATCATTTTCTAAAGGTTTAACAAAACAATATCCATTTGTAGCTTTCCATTTATTATTTTTTTTGTGTAAAAATATTTGATCTGGATAACAAAAATATTTATCGTCTTTAAAATAATCTTTACTATTTCTCTCAATACCTTTTACATCATTCCATCTTCTAAATATATTATGATGAACTATTACTTCATCACCGGTTTCTATATCAGATTTAAATAATGTTGGTGTTTTAAGTATAATAGCGTTACGACTTACAAAAAGATGATTACTAAACTCAGTATTAAGAATAAGCTCATCGTCACCTATTTTCTTTATATTATCGTATCTATTATTTTTTGGCTTTATTAAATAAGAATGTAATGGTCTCATTAATATTCCAGATTATACTCTACAGATACTGCCATATTTTTATTAAAATCTTTCCACGGCAGTACATCATTTTCTTTTTTAATATATATAGAAAATTTATCATCACCCTCTAATATATCACATATTATATGCCCACCATAAACTTCTTGACCAACTGCATAGTGCATTGCATCGTTTTTATAATCTTTGCCTATACTAATCTTTCTTATTAGTTTGCTCATCTTCTTCGAGTTTTTGTATCTCTCCAGTATTAACATCAACAGTTATTTTACCGTATTGTTCCTGAAGTTCTAATTTTAACTCATTTAATTTTATTTCTTGTTGAGAATAAGCATGAGCTAACTTATGATTATTAATTGTATTTTTTGCAATTTCATTTTGAATCTCTGAAATAAAACTACTTATTTTTTGCAATTGTTCTAATTGCTCTTTTTTAACTTTCTTTTTCATATTTATTTAATTTAATTTAACTTAATTTTTAATTTGCTTTGAATGCTACGTATATAAAAGTTTCGTTATTGCCATTCAAATCTGTATCATTACCAATAGTCCATCCATCAGTATCAAAGGAATTTACTCCTGCACTTCCGCCAGTAGCTTCATCATATTCAGCACCGGAGTCATTAGCTTTTAATCTTTTCTTAATACCTCTTGCATGATCATACATGTGCCACCCTGCAGTTGCTGAAGTACATTTTATCATCAAAAAATCTGGTTGGAATCCTACCCCTGTAAAAGAACGAGACGATGTCCCTGTCCCGGTATAAGTCCCAATCTTACTATATCCTGTTACTGAATGAAAGCAATAAGCAACATATTTAAAATTATTACTACTTGTAAAATTAGTAATCGTTGTACTTGTAGCCCTTGTTGACCAAGCTCCTGATTCGTTTGTTGTAAAAGCAGCGCTACTATTTAAATTTCCGTAATCATAAGAACCATCAATTGCATTTGTTTCTACAAACCAATCTTGTGATGAATCTAATCTTTTATATATTACGAGCTCTGGAGTTGAATTTAGTCCATGCCCCACGGTTTGTGATGAAGAACCATTAGTTGTCCATTTTACTATACTAAATCCATTTGCAGTATTTGCATTTACTAAACTTGACTGTGTTCCTTCTATATTGTGTTCCCAACCATTTCCTGCTTTCCAACACCACGCTACATAAGTTGAACCTGAATAGTTAGCGTTATCATAAGCTGAATGAA